AGGGATTTATAAGAAGACGAGCGCCAGAGTACCAATGCGCAGACGAAGAGCCATTGCCCAAATTCCAACAGAACAAACCAGCTACCAAACCATGGTTGAAATGACCACCAACAGAGGCGATTTTATTTCCGCTTGTTGTTTGATATGTGTAATCGCATGTTCCTGTATGATCGTTTGCTCCTTTTGAAACTGGAAGCGCTACATAAGGTTTAGTATTATCACAGCCTAAGTTTTTAGCATATCCTTCTGCGCCAACTAATGAATAACCAACAAGCTCATATCCATCATTGAACTTATCAACTGCATATTTACTTGGATCCATACATACATAAACTTCTGTACCATTTTTAATATTAATTCCATCAACAAATTCAAAAACGTCAGCAAAAATATTTTCAAATCCACGATAGATTACTGAATGATATCCATCATTTACAAGACATCCTGATTTCATTCCTAATGAATTAAGTTGTCCTGTTGTTTGAGCCATTGTACAAACATAATCATCAACAGCAACTGTAACAGCAGCACCATCAAATGTTAGTTTATAACCAGTAACTCCGCCTTCATTATATTCTTCAACAGCTGTAATATGTCTTGCATCAGCTCTTTGTGTACCTCCATCTGAAGTACCAATTCTGATTGTTTGTCCTACCCAATATCCAGTAGAAGCACTAACAACTACAAAATTAACATCAGTTCCAGCTACTAGATTCTTTAAATATTTTCTTGAATCAGAACCTAAACCTAATTTATCTTGTGAATTATAATGAGCATATTCTACTAAATATAATGTTTCTAATACAAATCTAAACCAAACATCTTCTATACCACATTTTGCATTATTATTATGCGCATATGTTCTAAAGTTTGTTAAAGTTATATTTGTAGCAGGAACTTCACCAGAATGTGAATGAAGCTTATTATTTGAATCTTTAGAAGCTTTAAATCTACCACCTACAATAGGTTTACTATGCAATAAACCTGGTTGCTTAGTAGCTGATATAAATCTATATTCATATGTAGCTCCATCTTCAACTGCATAATATCTACCTATGTATAATTCAGGAATTTCTGTCATTATTTCATAAGTAGTAGATGTAATATCAAATAGAATATCATCAATATATCTAACAAACTTTTGAGTAGATGTATCATATTCTCCTGATCTAATATTACACCAAGGTGCTATAGTATCATAATCATTTACTACAGCTGTTCCATCATGTGTTGCATTTGCAACTAATCCAACATTATCTAAGATTTTAGTCCAAGTTGGATCTGTGTTTTCTGCATTATTTGCATCTTTAACTAATCTTTTTATTCCGAATACTCTTCCAGTATCAGAATGTTTTAGCTTTTCAATTAAATCATTAATAGTATCCAAATCTGCTTCAATTGATTCAGCCATTCTTTGCATATCTGCAGGAATGTCAGCTGGTAATGAATAATCATCTGGATAATATATGTGATTATTTGGTGTATAAGCCATAATTTCTTTCCTCCTTACATTAATTATTATATGTTTAACTAACTGTCCTTAGATCATTGTAAGCAAACTCTTCCAATGTAGTATAAGTATAACCATCTCTTACTTGACCATAAGTTTTAAAGTTAATATCTACATAACCTGTAATAAACCATTTAGTAGCAACTTGCATTGCAGTTCCTACTCTGATTAAATCACTAGGTATTGGTTCATCAGAACCCATTTCTAATATCATATTAGCAGGTATTGCATATCTTAAATTCTTTTGAACTTCTGCCATCATATCTAAATCCATATGAGTTAAAGTTACAACTATTGTATAATTATCATTATCAATATTTAAAGCCCATCCTGAACTATCTCCAGTTATTTCAATTAATTTATTTCTTAACCAACGATAAGTATAAGGTAATTTATTAGTAAGAATGTTAGTTATTCTAAATCTTCTTAATTCTAATGAATCTGTTTCTGAATGAGTTAATCCTAAACTATTTTCCCATCTTTGGATTCCATATTCTGAAGCAGTATTTGCAATAACTTCTTTTAATATGCTATCTATTTGAGAATCTAATAAATCTAATTCTATATCTAGATCCTCATTTGTGGTTTTATATTCTTCTATTGGTTGTAGAACTTTAGGTAAATATTCATTAATCTTAGACACTTATATCAACACTTCCATTCAAAACAGGTATTTGAGTAGAAGTTAATTGAATATTATTAGTTGTACCATTAACAGTTAAACTATTAATATCTAATACACCTGTTACTCCTAAGATTCTTGTTTCTATTTGTGATATTCTTATAATAAGATTTTCATTTGAATCCCATGTACTTGCTAAATAAGTGAAGTAATTTTTAACTACATCATCTATTAAAGTTTGTACATCTGCTATTGTTTTACCTGTTTCTAAAACCAATTCACAAGCAACTGTTAAACTAGCTGCTTCTGCTCCAACTACTGTAACCACATGACCTATTGGAGCAATACCTAAACCTGTTTGATCTCCTGTAGGATCAACCTCTTGTTGAACATAATCAATTAAACTTTGATCTGGAACTCCATAAGTACTATTACTAATAATTAACTTAACAGTTCCACCACCATCCCATACAGGAATAACTTTGCAACCACCTACTCCTGTTAATGCTTTTACTTTTACTTGATAATCTGAAATATTACCTCCAAATTCTGGTGCTGTAACCCATTCTAGATATCTTTCTCTTAAAGCATCATCAGTTTCAATATCTTCTCCTGAATCAATTATATCTGTTAATTCTGCGCTTGTTAAACCATCAATATAACTAATTGGAATTAATGAACCATAATATGTATTACCTACAGATCCAGCTGTTTCACATTCAAGTCTTGAATTATTAGTTCCTGAAATATTTTCAACAACTATATAACTTAATGTACCATCTGAGAATCTAGATCCAACAGGTACTACCATACTAAATTCACCTTTTCTTAATGCATGGGTTGCTTCTTTTCTAGTCATACCATTTTGCTTAACTAAAGCATCTAATGCTTCTCCAACTGCTGTATCAACAAATACTAATTCATAAGTAGATGCTAATTTAATCCACAACTGTTCTAATTCTGCACAACAAGGAGCTAATGCATTGTATATTACTGATCCTTGTCTTTTATCCAATGTACTTGGAATCCTATCAAGACATCTTTGTAATAACTCTTCATATGTTGGAATTTCATCTATCATACTAACACCTCCCATTCTGATATTTCAATATCTCCAAAAATAGTATTAACTGTAAAGGTTACTATTGCTTTATCAGAAGTAAATTCTATTTCAAAATCAGATATTCTATTAATTCGATCATCTTCTGTTAAAGCTTCTCTTATTCTTCTTTCTAGTTCTGAAACTATTAATTCTCTGCTTTTTCCTATTAAAGTATCAAATTCGACTCCATAATACCAGTTATAAATTATTGATTCATATCTTTCTGTTTGCAATATTAAATATATTGCTTGTTCCATTGCATCAATATTATCAACTGTTCCCATTATTCGATTTCTTTCAAAATCTATTTTAGGAGTATAACTAGGCATTCTTTCATCTTCTTGTAATATTGTATTTCTATCTGGTAACATATATTTACTCCTTTCTAAGCCATCTTTGAATTATAATATCATCTTCATCCTCAATTTCAATTGTTTCCTCGTCTAATAACATCCAATCTCCTATTGCATTAAATGTATCTTTTTGACAAGTAATTACTGATCCTATTGGATAAATTATATTATATAAATCTCTAAATCCAGTTAAAACATAAAATCTTTGACCACGATTATATCTTACCATTTGAACCTTATCTCCCACAGTAAGTGGTAGGCTTGGAAGAGGAGAATCATCACTAATACCTAGACTACTCGGCTCAATGAATTCCAAGCCCACTTCGATTCTATCATTAATTCTTATTTTAAAAGGATTTAGACTTGTTACAGTTCCTATTATTATTTCTGTAAAACTAATGCTATTTAATTTTCTATTTATAGCTGCATTAATAATATCTATCATTCAAACATTACCTCCAAATCCATACTATGAACACCATTTTCATAAGTATCATCAATTTTACTTATTAGTGCTTCTTGATTAAAGGTAACTCCTGGAATATCTGTTAATTGTAAATAAATTCCACAACCAGGTTCTAATTCAATCATTCCTTGACATTTTAATTTTAATGTTCTTTTTACTCTATTATGCAAAGATAATAATTGTTGAGCTTTTTCTCTTGCTTGTGCATCTGTAACATCTTCATCAATGTTTTGGAATAATTGTAATTTACCCCATCTTTTCTGATTATCACTATCTTTAGCAATATATACTTCTCTTTTACCAGTATCTTCATTATCTTTATATAGTTTTATATTATTATAAGTATCTGAATCAATATCTTGCTTAAAATCATATTCTTTTAATAAACTATTATCTCCTACTATTATATTAGTAGTTAATTTAGATACATCTCTACAGCATAAATATCCAAATTCATCTCTTATAATATACATTCTTTTTGTACCTTGTAATGTAAAATCTAATGCTCTTTGAATAATATCACCTAATGCTTTATTATCCTCAATTCTTTCTGGTAAAGCATAATTAACTCCTTCTATTGTTCCTAATCTTAAATTGAAATCATTTCCTATTTTTCTAATTAATTTTTCATGTGTAGTTCCAGTTAATACATAAGTTTCATTATTTTTTAGATATCTTAATTGATCATATGCTGTTACTTCTACTGAATCCTTTTTAGGAGTAGTTTGAAATATATAACCAAAGAATTTACCTTTTTTGATTCCTCTTTCTATTACACTAAAACTAACTGTAGATCCCATTGGAAATGATAACTTTTTAACATTTGTATCAATAGAAAAGGAACATTTTCCTGCAGAACTATCAATTGGTTTAGAAGTCTTAATAGAACCAGCAAGATTGCTTACATCATATATTGTTCCATCTTCAGAACTTTGTATAATTAACTCAATTTTTTCATACTGCATAAAATGTTCCTCCTTTAACTATTCGGTATTGATAGAACTTGTCCTGGATAAATTAAATTCGGATTTCCTCCTATAATACTCTTATTATTATTATATGTGTATATTTCATACCATCTACTTCCATCACCTAATACTTTTTTAGCAATTTTCCACAAACTATCTCCACTAATTACTGTATAATTTTGTGGTATAGTTTTTTCAATAGATCTATTACTATTTGTGTATGTTGATGATGCTTGAGCAACAAGAGGATTATTAGTGGAACTATCTTTAGTTAATGATAAGATTCTAACTGTATGTTCTATATATTGTTTTAGATCTAAAGTAAAATCTACATCATCTGTTCCGTATTTATATTTATATTCAAAAGATTCAATACTTACTAATAAATTAACATTTATATCAGTAACTATTAATCTGAAAGGTTTTCTATCTTTTTTTATCTGTTCAAAGAAACTTATGTAAAAATCAGGTCCTTCAAATTGCCCTTTTGTATTTACATAAGATCCATCAGGTAATGCAGGAAAGAAGGAAGATATTTTAAAATCTTTTAAACCTTCAAATCCTATATTAGTTACTTGTCCACCATTTACTATATCAACAGTTTTATTATTACTTTTTCCTTTAAAACTTAATGATTCAGGATTGACAGGTAATTGTACTATAAGATCATCATATTTTGCAAAAAATCTTATCATATCTATGCCTCCTCTACTACATATAATTCAGACAATTCATTTTCCATCATTGTCTTTAATTCATCTCTAATAGCATTAACATCTGCTGTTTCTCTTACATCTCCAAAGTTAATATTAACATTTGGTGTAATATGTTTATAATTTAACATGTAATCTCTATTAGCAATATCTTTCAACATTTTTAAATCTTCATCAGATATATCTACTTCTTTACTTCCTGTTTTATCTTGTTCAATTGATACTGGTAAGTTTCCTGCTGCATTCATCATATCGCTCATATCGAATCCTTGCATATCCATTCCTTGAGTTGTTTGATTCATTAAACTATTTGGATCAAATGAACCTAACATTCCTTCAATCTTACTTTGAACTGCATCTCCCCATGCTGCTCCTTGATTAAATGCATCTGATACCCAACCATCAGCAAATGCTTCAAATGTATTCATACCTTTATTGAATTCATCTGCAACATTTTTAAATTCTTCTTTAGCTCCTTCTGCTTCTGCTTTTTTATTAGCATATTCTTTAGCTTTTGAAGTTAAACCTGAAACATCTATATCTACAAATGGTAATTTATTTAATGTTTCTGCTATACCTTTGATTACATTCATTACTGTTTCTAATAAACCATAGAACCAAGATTTAATACTTAAAATTACATTTTTAAATGCTATACCAATATTATCAGCACAAGCACCTAATGCATTCCAAATACCTAATGCTATATTAGCAACTTCTAATCCTAAATTCTTGAAGAATTGAATTACTACATTAACTCCACCTGCTATCATTCCTAATCCACTATTAGCTAATCCTGTTGCTTTTGCCATCCATTGCATGAAAGCAAATATTGCAACTATTAAACCAACTACTAATGCTATAATCCAAACAAGTGGACATGCATACATTGCTCCATTAACTAACCATTGAGCTATTTTCCAAGCTGCTAATGCAACTACTAATAATCCAATTACTGCTACTATTATTGAAAGTGGAGCTTTAAGTGCTACTAATACACCTATAACTAATCCTACAACTCCAATAATTAACATCATTTGCCAATGAGCTGCCATCCAAGCTATTCCATATTCTATAATTTTTGGTATTGCTGCTGCTATCGCTTCTACTACAACAACTCCTATATAGAATGCTATACCTGCTAATGCACCGATAACTATTGGTTGATTATTTTCTATCCATGTTGTAATAGCTCCTACTGCTTCTAATATAAATGTTACTACATTTCCTATTACCGCTCCAAGAACCATTATAGCATTTTGAATATTTTGAATAGCACTTTGTACAGCTGGATTATTTAAAGCATCATTAATTTTATCAGCAACTTGTTGCATTGAATAATCCCAAGTATTCTTAATAGATGTAGCAGCTTGACCAAATGTCATGGGCATTTCAGCAAACTTAGCATTGATATCATCTCCTGCTTGGAATAATGCTGCTTTAATTATATCTGAGGTAATTGCTCCTTCTGCTGCTAATTCTTTTAATTCTCCTTTAGATTTACCCATATACTTAGCAATAGCATCTGCTAACATTGGAGCATTCTCCATTATAGATCTAAATTCATCACCTTGTAATTTACCAGAACTCATTGCTTGCGTTAACTGATACATTGCTGATGATTTCTCTTGTTCTCCTGCTCCTGATACTGTAAATGCTTTATTTAATAAATCTGTAAATCCTACTATTTCTTTATTACTTGTAAATGCATCTCCAGCAAGTAAACCTAATTTTGCTACTGAATTAGCCATCGCTTCATATGATCCTCTAGAATCATTAGCTGCTCTATAAATCATATTTTGTAGTTCTGCTGTTGTTTGTAAACCATCATTAACTAAGTTTAATCTTGCTTTCATTTGAGTAAGATTATCTACATAATCAAATGCTTTACCTACTGCAGCAGCGCCTTTTTTAAGTAATTCTAATCCTTGATTTAATATTACTAATTTTTCACCAAAAGATGTTAAATTCTTTCCACTTGGATTCTTATCTATATCCTTCATTTTATTGGCAATGTTATCTGCTTCTTTAGCTTGTTTTTCCATTCTATCTACTAAAATATCAGAATCTCTTATTAATTTTTGTTTTTGATTCTCAACAGCCATTAAAGCAACATTTAATTTACCAATCTTCTGTTCATTCTTTTGATATAATGAATTTTCTCTAGATAATTCAGCTCTTATCTGTTTAGATTTTGCATTCATTAAATCTATTTTAGCATTAACATCTTCTTGTTTATTTACCATTGTTTGATATTGAGTAATAGCTCTATTTAAAGATGGAGCCATCTTTTGAGCTTTAATACCCATTGTTCCAGATGCAGAACTAACTAACTTCGCTTTATCAATTAAATCATCCATGCTTTCAGCTACATTATATAATGTACTAGAAGCTTTATCTGTGATTCCTATTGTACTAGTAATCTTAGCCATATCTACACCTCCTAGTTATGTACGCAATTAATGTTTGCCTTTTCTAGATGCTTTCTTTGCTTCTGCGTTTTCTTTCTTCTTTTCTTTTTCATATTCATCTATAAAAGCAATAATTAAGGCCTTCTCTTTCACCGGCAAAGCGGCAAATTCGGAAGGCCTCATGTGAATCTTATGGAAAGCGAAGTATGCGTACATCGTCTCGCCATCACCTTCCGCTATTAGTTTTTTGCTTCTTCTATCTCTTCATTGATATCATTATCAAATCCTGAAATAGCTGAAATCTTTTCTCCTAAAGTTATTACCTCTCCTGCTAATAATGTTTTAGCAATAGCCTGTTCAGGTGTTAGAACATTTAATTTCTTTAAGAAATCAGCACTTTTGAAATCTGGATCTACACAATGATTCTTTATTAAAGTTAAATTAAACTTAGAAGCATCAAATGTAGATTTTTGTTTTCTACCAATAATTTCAATCTTTGTACATTCTTTTTGATATTGAGTAAATTGTTCTCCGTTAACAGGTTTAACTTTAAACTTGATAAGATTTCCATCTTTATCTTTAAATCTCTTACTAACTTCAACTTCTTGTTCTTCATTAATAAGATCAGCATTTTCTGCTAAAAAATCTTGTAAAACTGACATAACTTATTCTCCTCCTATCATTATATCACTTTATTTCTTATTAAAATCGATTTTAACAAGAGTTTTGAGTTAATTAATATAAATATATACCTTTGCTCAAAAACTCTCGTTAAATCGCATTTATTTAAGTCATTTTTCTTAGTTTGTGTAAATTGGATTTCCAAAAGTATCTAAAATATCAAAATCACTAAATGTGAAATCCATATCTTCATCTAATGCATCTGAATCAACATCAAATTTAGTAAGATTTACACTATCAATTGTACAATCATAAAGTACAATTGTTTGTTTACCAATTGAAGTAGCTTTATCTTCATTTGTTACTACTAACTTAAATGAAGGTAAAATTCCTTCTTTAGCATATTTTAGAGCCATTTGTCTAAATACAGAAGTTATATAGTAGATTGTCATTGATCCACTACCTTCCCATCCAGTAGGTTTCTTTTGAACTCCACGTTTACCCATAACTTTAACATCAGCTTTATTAATTTCTGATGATGCTTCAATAGACTTAGCATAGAAGAATTCTTCTATTTTTCCATCTATTTCAATATATGCAGTTGCCTCTGCTCCTGCAGGAATATCACTAGCTTTTAACGTCTTCATTCTCTATTACCTCCTATCTTACATTTACAACCATATATAGTTTATCAACACTATATGTAGGTTGAATATATATTTCTGAATAATATGCATCTGGTTGTTCTCCAGCTTCTACTAATACATCTGTATCAGAATTGAAATTGATTATTGCTCCACTAGATTGTAAACTTGTAAGATATTCATTAATAGTTGCCTTAAATAAAGCTCTACCATTATCATCATTGTTTACTTTACCAATGAAGTTCTCTTCAAATTCATCAGCAATATGATTTGCAACAGCATCTAATAATCTAATAACTTTATTTTCTTTAAATGCAGCTGTAACATCAGATCTCATTGTTACTAATGTATTAATATCTTTTTCAATAACTATATCACCATTTCTTCTTGTACTAAAGATTAAATATCCTTGAGATATTAATGATTCTATATTATCTTCTGATACATCATTAGTAATTGATACTGAATCTTGAACTACTTTATAAGTATTAGATTCTGTTATATCAGCTCCTGCAGTAGCACCTGCTACCCAAACAACCATTTCAGCACCACTTAAACTAACATTATCTTTGAAGTTAATTCCTTGACCATAGGTACTAATAATACCTTCATAATCTGCTGCTGCATAGTTATTCATAACAGCTTGAACTTTAACACCTTTATCTTCTCTCATCATTCTAATGAATTCTTTAATATCTGAATCATTGAAGAATGAACTTGATCCGAATTTATAAGCTGCTAATGTATCCCATTCAGCTGCTTTCAATAATCCTAAATATGTAACATAATTAGCATTAGTTATTGTTCCATCAGTACCACCAGTTAATAATGTTGCAACTACTTCTTCTGTAATTGCTGCTGCTGATGCATAACTGAAATCAACAAAATCATTATTTACTAATTCATTAATATTAGAAACTATTTGAACATCTTTTTGAGTAGATCCTAAATAAGTTTTAACAGCATATTTAGTTCCTGATTCCTCAATTTTAACGCTTACTGAATTACCAACAGTACCAGCATATTTTGCTGTACAAGTTAATGTTTTGTTAGTAGCTACAGTTAAGCTTGCTGTTGCTTTTGCTCCTCCCATATCTCTAAATAAAAGTAATGTATGAGCATTGGCTAATGCAGCTCTAATTAATTTTGCTTTACTATCATTGATGTTATATCCCATTTTATTTTCAAATGATACATTATAGATTTCATCAACTGTTATTTTAATTAATTCACCTTCAGGTCCCCAACTTGCTGGAGCAGCGAATGTAACAATTCCACGAGATCCATTTATAGCATTTGAATTAGGTACACCTTGGAACTTTATATAAGCACCAGGTCTTACCTTGTTTTGACTTTGAAAAACTCCACCTGCCATATAATTTTCCTCCTTTTACTATTAATATTATATGTTTTCTTTATTTTAATCCTTCTGTTAAAATGTTTTCTTCAACCTTATTAACAGTAGGTAATTTCACTGTTCGTAAATCGAACTCTATTTGAAATTGTAATACATTATCTACAACATTTATTTCAATATTATTTATATGATTATATTGTTTTTCTATTGTAGGATCTTTTCCTTCTATTTCTGAAGGAGTTATATTAACAATTTCTAAATATTCAAAGACTTCCTTTAAGTCGTCTACCATATCATTTATTTCACCAGTCCTATCAGATGATCTATCATTTGTAGGAAAATATCTGATTACATAAATGTAATTATCATTATTAAACCTATATTCACTTCCACGATATTGCTTTTTATATATATCATTCACTCTATATACATAAAATGATGGTCTTACGAATCCTTGTTCTATTAAGGTATCATAATATTTATAATTAGCACCAAACTTATCTTTTAACTGTTTTATAATTGATCCAACTATAATCTTTTCAGTTATTTCCATTATATTCCCATCTCCTTACACCAATCTGCAAACATATTATTAAATACTCTTTGCATATCTTCTTCTACTTCCTGTGTTGATACTGTTAACATCCAATATCCTTCTACCCAACTAACTCTGTTCCTTGTAAGATGACCATATTCAACATAACTTGCATAACTATCTAAATTACCATTAGATGTAGCATCATTATAAACTTGAATATATAAATCATCTCCTTCAGTCCAACATCTAGTTACTTTATAAGATCTTGCTAATCTACCAGTATCTACAGGTGTTCTTGGAATAGCCTTTTCCATTATTTTAGCAGCTAATGCATTAAGATATCTTTCTTCAAAATTCTTAAATAAACTAGCTGATTTAACTAAATTAGCTTTATAATTCTCAAACTGTTCTATATCTATATGAAATGATATTTCTCCAGTTTTAACCATTTACTAATTCTCCTTAGCTATTTCAATAGGTATTTCTTGATGAGTATCGAATCTATTTGGTTCTCCACATATACCTTCAATAGTTTGAGATATTTGAGTTATAGGATCAACTCTAGTACCTACTATTTGATCTCCAGCTTTAATATCATAATCTAATGAAACAAATACTGTTACTAATTTAGTAACTGGAATATTTACATCATTAGCATCATCTGGAGTATCTATATTCTTGAAACTAAACTTACAAGTGATATCTGAATATCTTGCTGTTCTACCATTTGGTTTTGTAGTTCCATATAAATCTGTAGTACTACTCTCATAATAAATAGAACATTTATCATTGTACATTAGATTCTCAAATATTTTTCCATAAGGTCTTAAATTAAACCCCATATCTTCCACCTCTACCTGATCCATCAGATACTTTTCTAAAAGATTGTAATTGACCTCTAAACATGTCTAAATACATATCTTGACCATTATTATCAAATCCATTTGCATTATTACCTTCATTATTACTTGAAGATGCAGATACTTGAACTTTTGTATCTCCTACTTGAATCATATTTAACTTTCTTGTTAAATCACTATCAATTGCATTTGCAAATAAACTTGGATCTAATAGCTTATACTCACATATAGCCATGTCTGCCCATATATAATAAGCATCTTGTGGAATATCGGTTCTATGACAATAACTTAAAATCTTAGCCTTAGCTTGTGCTAATATAAACATTCTATCTTCATCAGTTACTTTTGCATAATCTGTCTGAGATAGAAGTTTTCTTAACTTATAATTTAATATATTAAGGATTCCCTCATTCATAATATTAGCACCTCCTTTTGCTAATTATTCTTTGTCATTAATTATTTTATCTAATAATGTTGAATCTCCTTCATCATCAGATTCTTTATCAGGATCTTCTGTTTTAGGTTCTTCTTCATCTTTTTTCTCTTCTTCTTTTTTAAGTTGTTCTTTAGCTTTTTCTTCAGCAGCTTCTTCAGCTTCTTTTAATTGCTTTAAAAGATCTTCTTTTTTATTAGAAGGGAATTTTTTAACACCTAATTTTTTAAGCTTTTCTCTTATATCATTAGCTGTTAAAGTTTCTATTTCATCATTATGATCTACTATTTCTTTACCAATAGGTACTTCTTGTCCTGCTGGATATAATACACCATTATGTTTAACTGTAAATGCAAATCTCATGCTTTCTCCTCCTTTATATTAAAATAAGGGAAAGATTGTTACATGCTTTCCCTTAGTTCACATTATTATATTAAAGTGTAGCAGTAACTTTTAATGTTCCAACTTCATCCATTCTTTCGAATGATGGTAATACGATTTCAGAAACAATTGTTTCTTTATTTACTGGATGAGGTATGTTGATTGTTGTTACAGCAACACCAGTTTCAACAATACTTACATCTCCATTGAAGTTAGCTGATTGTAAATCTGCTTCTTCAGGAGTTGTACCATAGTAAGTATTACCTAATGTAGTTGCAGGAATTAAAGTTACATAACCATCTGGGAAGAATTTATGCTCTACTTTTGACTCATCTAAGAATTTCTTATCATAAATTGCTACTGTAAGTCCTAACTCTTCCATTAATACTTTTCTTAAATCTCCATCACTAACAAGTACTTTTGCACCATTCATGATATCTGAGTAAGTTAATGGATTAACAGCTCCTTTAATTTCTTTAGTAGCTTTCATTAAATTCCATGTATAAGTATTAATAATCATTCTTGTAGGTTTTACACCTGTAGCAGTTAAGATAGCTTCTTGCATTTGTCTTAAATCTTCTAATGGTGTAGCAGTAGCTGCAGCAGTCCATAATGATGTACCACTTAATTGTGTAAAGTTATGACTTGTCCAATTTCCATCTACATCATAATTATATGTATAATCTACATTATTTGCTACAATACTAATTCCACCAGAAATAAGTAATTGCATTCTCATTCTTTCACTTTGAATTAGAGCACCTTCGATTAATTGTTTTCTATCATCAAATATTTCACTAATAATAGTTTCATATAATCCTTGGCTATCATTTTCTCTAAATCTTAATAATTCTTGACGATCTCTTTCTTTGATTGTCATTGATTCACGGAAGAATGGCATTTCTGTTTCAATCTTTTTAACACCAATTCTATCGCGTACTGTTGCTTTTGTATCAAAAGCACTTGGTTTTAATGCTATTGGTAATCCTTTATAACCTTTAATCCAAGCTAGATCTAATCCCATTTTCTTTTTAGCTGGGAATAAACCTTCACCTAAATAAGGAATACGATTACTAACAGTTTCATTCCAAAAAGCTGAAAGTGCTTTAGCACTAACTAATTCCATAACACTATTCATAATCTATTTTCCTCCTATTCATATTTTTCTAAATTAAGCTTCATAAGCTATTTCAATTTCTGTATCATCGTCATCATCTGCTGTTAATGCAATATGACTACCAGCAGTAATTGATCCTACAGCTGAACCTGGTTTATAATCGATGCTTTCATCAGTCATAAAGAAGATTCCTCTTAATGCAGCTTTTGCTGATTCACTAACTTTAAATGGACTTAATGGATTTGTAGTTAAGTTAGCTTCAATTTTATCAAGATTTAATGTTCCTTGATATACACCAGCACCAACTTTATCACCTGCTGTTACATCTATATCTTTTAATAGAACATAACGAGCAGTACCATCATTTACAGGTAATACTGTATCACTTGGTTTAACAAATGCTCTACCTTGTGCATCTAGTAATGAACCTGCTTTAACAATTTTACGTCCATTTGCATCAGTTGGAACGTTATCTGATTCAACCATTACTGGTCTTGCAGCATATGGAGCTAAGTTAAATAAAATATCAATACTTGTTCCATAACTAGTTTGTTTAACTTCCATTATATTTTCCTCCTATTCATAATATAATTTATTAATTTCCAAAATATACATTTTCAGCACTTGCTTTTATACTTTCATTTTGCTTACTAGCTAATGACTTAGCAAAAGCAACATCTGCTGTATCTGTACTTGGAGTTCCTTGATCACCATTTTTAGGTGAAGCTCCTTTAACAACAGTAGTATTATTTGGATTATTACCATTGTTACCATTATCTGTTATAAATAAATAACTATCAGATTTTTGTAAATCTTTTAATTGCTCATTTAAACCAGATTTTACTTTTCCATCTTCAGTCATAACTATATCATCCATTTTTAATAATGACATTGCTACACTTACATTATGGACTTTACCACTAAGTTCTAATTTAACAGCATTTGATTTTCTTTCAGCATTTAACTTATTTTCTGCTTCTTTAGCAGCATCAGCATTTGCTTTCTTTAAATCAGCTATCTGTTTTTTAAGATCTTCATTAGAATCATTATCATTTTGTAATTTTTCTAATTGAGTATCTCTTTCCTTAATAGTATCTTTTGCACTTTTTAATTCATTATTAACTTCATTGAATCTTTCTTTGGTAACATATATACCATCAATTACATCTCCGAAGTTATCAACTACTTTTTGTGCTAATTCATCTGTTAATCCTAATTTAATTAACTTATCTTTCATAAATAATCTCTCCTCCCATTATTCCGCTTTTTTCCGAGGTAAGCGACCTCGAATGAAAACTTTAATTATTTATTCATTAATTATTATATGTTCTAAAAAACAATTTTTATATTGTCTTTATACTCATTTTATATTAATTGTTCTAAATAGTATATCTTTATACTATCCTTTGTTTTTATATCTATTATTTGGAATGTACTATTCCTTTTAAATATTACCTCTTTATTAATTTTATAATTATCTACTTTAGATCCTACATCTCTTCCTGTTTTACTCTTTATAATAAATCTATATTGAGTGTTATCATAATATTTATCTTTTTTAGTACTAAATAAATATTTTTTAGGAATCCATATATCTCCAACCTTTTTATTTTCTAAAGGATTATTATTACCTTGTCTTATATCTGTTGTAACTTCTCCTTCGTAAAAAGGTAGTTTATCTAAAGCTTGATCTATTTTATTTATCTTTTCTTGTGTTTTAGAATCTATTTCTAATTCATTTGCCAATTTATTATTGATATCATTAATAACTGGTCCTTTTGCTGTTAATAATGTTTCTTTATCTTCTCTTGGCAATATTCTTTTTTCGTTTGGATTACTTATTTTATATGTATCTGTTTGAGCGTTTATTGTTGGCTGTATTGCTGTTGGAGCTGTTTGTGTAGGATATGTACCTACTGCTTTTACTAATGTGCTAATATCATTTCTTTTACTTGCTAATGCTTTTGCTTGTTCTTTATTTCCTAAATTCTCAGCTAAATATTGTTCATAATTTTTATATTTACCTATTTTGGATTTATTATTCTCATCTCTATATACTCTTTCTGTCGCTTCTTCTCCTTCTTCCATATAAGGAACAATTCTAGAACGACAATAAGGATGAAGAGGTGGAACATTTAAACCTATTTCAGCATCTTCTATATTAAATACTAATCCATCCATACTTCTACATATTTCTGATGTTCTATTATCTAATGTAGCTAAGAATTGATATTTACTTACTCCCATTTCTTTATATTGATCTAATAATGCTTGATTATCCATTCTTGCTGATTCTGTTACTATTAATCTATATGCTTGCTTTTCACTGCTTTCCATTCTTTCAGATAATGCTTTTGCCATTTGATCATAACTTTGACCCTTAGCAAGACCTTTTATTAGGGTATCATCTAAAGCTTCTGCTAACATATCTTTATTTTTCCATATTTTAGAACTAAAATTACCTTCTCCAGCCCAATCTTGAGCTAATAAATTATGTAATCTTTCAGGATCTAACTTAGCAAATGTTTCTGTTTGTCCTTCTTGATATTGAAAATAATAATCACTATCTTCATATATCTTTGCTAAGAACTTTCCTCCTGTCTCTTCCATATCTATATTATAAACTACATTCTTTATTTCTGTTTGTAGTTGGTTTAATACTGAATGTTTATGCATTATGCTTTGATTCATTAAGTAATCTTTATACTTAACTGCATCTTCTTTGGCCTTGCTAATATAATCTAATAAATCATTCTTATAGGCTTTTTCTGCGTCTTTTGGTAATTGCTTGTAGGCTTGTTCTAGGGTTAAATTATTATTCTTTGCATATTTTTGATAAGTTACTGCTAATTTCTCTTCTATTTGCTTATTTGCTGTATCATAATATTTCTTTAATCTTTTATAATAATCTTCTTCATTTTCTACTACTCTTTTTTTACCATCTAATAATCTCTTTTCCCAATAATTAGAATTAGAATCTATTAATTTTTGTATCTCCTCTGAATTCATAGATTATTACCTCCTTCTTATTGAGCTTTATTTCCATTATTTACCGCGTTTTGATTTCCTTGATTATTTATATTGTTTTGATTATTTTGAACGTTATTTGCTGGATTTATTGCTTGATTACCAAATTGTTTCATTTGTTCTTCTAATTGTTTTTGCTCTTCTTTTTCTTCTTTTTCTATAGCTTTTTGAACTTCTTCTAAATCTTCAACATATGGATGTTTAGGTAATAGTATTTCATCTGGAATCATATCTCTAGAATTATTAATATTCTCAATTACTTCATTCTCATTAATAATTAATGTTCTATTAAAGTTAAATGTTACTTCTTCTTCATTATAATCTTTATGATCCTTTAAATTAATATCAAAATCTATAAAGAATAATAACCATTCAAAGAATACCCTTAATTCTTGTTCTAATTCTTCTGAATCTAGATCCAAATCACTATATAAGAATTTTAATCCTACACCTGATTTATCTCCAGTGTTATCATTTTGCATATCTGCTCCAGCACCATCTTCATATGCATCTTTTCTTAATCTATCTAATAATGAATTAGTATTAGCTCCATCATATTTAGTTTCTAATGAACTTACATCTCCATCAGGATCTACTATAACAGCTCTATATTTACTTATATTATCCATTAAATCTTTTAAATCTGTTCCACCATATCCTTTAAATACTTTAATTACATCAGGAATATCTATAATAATATCTACCATTGCACTTATTAATGCTTCATATTCATCTTGATATGATTTAATGTATTTAAGTAATGATTTTTCTTCTTCATTATATTTTAATGGTACCCAAGGTAATATATCCCAAACCATTTCTTGTGGTTCAAATACTATATTTCCATTTTCATCTAACTTATAAGTAGTTTCTACTATATTACCATTATCATCTTTAATTTCTTCTGTAGCTGGTTTATATAATATAAAGTTACCTTCTTCTTTAGGTCTTTCTGAATCTCTAGTAAATCCTTTATCTTCTTTTATATAATGAATTACTCCTTTATGAGAATAATAATCAGCATAAGTAACAGTTTTCTTTTCATCACCTTTATATACTTCTATATCATAATAATGTATTAATTGATCCAATTTAGTATGTTCTCTATCTGCCCAGAAAGGTTTTACTTGATTTCCTGGAACTCTTCTAAAACATAATTCCCCATTTTCATCATAATAAGGATTAATCCAGTTAATACCTTCTTTTATTGATTCTTTTAATAGATTAAATACTAATCTATAGAATGGTTTAGTAAAATATCTATCTTCTAATAATGCTTTATAATCATCTTTATCTGTTGTTATACTAAATGGTTTACCTAATAAATATGTTACTTTTTGTCTTGTTAATTTACGCATAAAGTTTTTATGTAGTTTGGCATTATGTAATTTATTGTTTTTACCTGATTCTGTACCAGCATAATCAAATCTCTCTTTTTTATCTATTTCTGATTCATTATCAAAATACTTAATACCATCTATCATTAATTTTCTTTCATTTGAATCTTTAAATTCATTATAGACTTTATTTACTAATTTATCTACTTCTATATTTGTAGCTGAAACATTATAAGTATCTATAGTATCTTTTTTGATATCTTGATCTGTATTAGTATATACTATTTGATCTCCACCCAAACTATTATTTAACATTGATCTCTTTTTTGGCATAATCTATTCCTCCTATCACATTATAATTATATGTTTCTTCCCATCTTGAACATTCTGAGCTGATCCTTAAACAGCAAAATAAGAATAATAATATCATCTTTTACCTCTTTTCTTTGTTAATACCTTATTATCTCCTAAAGAATTTAATTCTCTCCGATAACTCATTAATTCCTTTTTAATCTCTTTTAATAGTTCTGTTTTAATATAAATAAGTCTTTTTAATTCCTTTTCTCTATCTCTTTCTTCTTTATTCATATTAATCCTTTCTAGAATCTAAATGATCTTACTCTTACACCTTCTGTTGCATATCTTAATGCATCCATTAAGTGGTTGAATTCATCTATTGGTTCATTTAATAGTTTTTCTGTATCTTTATCTTTTTTCCAAGCGTAATTATTTAATTCTATTATTAAATTCTCACATTTTGGATGTACTATTAATTTATAATCTTTTAATCTACTAATACCTTGTCTAATACTATCTTTACCTTTTAATGCTGCTCTTGCTCCATTAATTCCATAATATTTTAATTCATCTATTGATTTTGGCTCTGCTGAATCACATCTTATTATTTCTTTTTGATATCCTTTGTAATGAAGCATTTCTGCTAACATCTTATTTGTCTGTCCTACTTTATAGAATTCATCAAATATATATATTCTTAGATTCTCTTCATCTACTATACAACTTACTAATGCCGCAACATCATTTGTATAACCAAAGTCTAATCCAAATCTCATCTTTAGATTTGTTTTACCATTAATATTTACTGATTTTCTTATTATATCTTTATAATCAAAATTCATTGTTGTCCAATTAGTGAATATTAATCCTTCTGATATTCCCCAATTACCTAAACCTTCTATATTAAATGCTATTGGATTATTAACTCTTGTTAAATTAAATAATCGTAAGTCTTCTTCATCTAAAAATTCATTACATGCATATATTGTTGTTCCTACAAATATACTTTCCATTTTATTTGTAGCCCATTTATTTATTGTTTTTCTTTTACCTGCATTATATTCATCTAATTCATCTTCATTTATATTTACATCAGGACATTTATCAAAGAATCTTCTCTTTAACCAACTTTTATCTGACCAAGCATTGAACGTAAATGTTATTTGTTTCCATAATCCATGAGATTCTAATTCTGATCCATCAGGCATTTTACCACGAATAGATTTATCTACTTTATCAAAATCTGATTCTGATTCTATCTGGAATGCTTCTTCAAACCAAGCCCAACATAATACACCATGTGGAACTGAAAATGATGTAATATTAAGTGGATCATCAAATCCTCTGAAGAATATCTTTTGATTAGTACTTTTTCTAGTAATAGTTAAATCTCCATTATCTGATTCTGAGTAATACCAATCTCCTTTTACCTTTAATCTATTTATAGCCCATATTAGATCATTTCTTGTAGATGTTCTATGCGTATTTAATCTCTTTCTTATTACTACTAAATTAGATTCAGGATATTTCATCATATTACTAATATACCATAATGCTGTAACTTTACTTTTCTTTGAACCTCTGGATCCTTTAATAACTCTATAACGTTCTCTACTATACCAAAATGGTTCATACTCTCTACCTATTATAACATTCAAATCCATCTCAGAATCTCTATTAGGGTTAGTAACATCTGATATAGTTGAAGATAAAGCTTTATTAGATAATACTCTATAATACTTACTTATATCTGCATATATATCCATTTAATATTTCACCTTCTCCTCTTAGTTTATATTAAATAAATATTTCGTATAAAATGTTTATTGTTTCTTTATACTCTTTATCTATTATTATTATATTCCTTTATATTATTATTTTATGTTTTTCTTTTATATATATTTTATATTTATTTTATACTTATTTCTTCTCTCCGCCGCAAAAGCATTTTTTTCATAAAAAAAGAACTAATTACTTAGTTCCCATTCAAAATACCATTTAGTTAACCATCTATGTTTTACTTTATATATAAATCCACTATCATATCCATCTGAATAATAATGTATTTCTATTACTTTTCCGCTTTTGCCTTTCTTATTCTTTACTATATCATCATAATGGAATTTATTTTCTTCTATTTCACCCTTAAATATCATTTTTATATTCCTCCAATATGTTTAATATATTATCTATTACCGCTATTCCATAATCTACTTCTTTTACATTATTATAAAATGGATTAGGATCATCACATTTTCTATTTAATAATGTTGTTCTATAATTTATTATTCTATCTTCTAAAGATAATAATTGATTCTCTTTATATATTCTTCCGCCTATGTTTGGTTTATCTGATAAAAAGAATTTAACTACTGACATATCTCCAAATCCTATTCCTGTTGTTTCATTAGTAAATAGATTTAATTGTCCTTTTATAAATGGATCTTCATCTATTCTTTGGATCTTGTATCCATTTATATATTTTCCCTCTAGATGTTCTTTTAGATATTCTTTAACTGTCATTATCTTCTCCTCCTAACGCTTGATATGTTACTTGTTTAACATCATTATAAGTTCCTTTTAAAATATCTTTTATCTCTTCTTCTTTATATACTCTATTTTTGTATGTACTATTATTTAATCTTTTTTGTTCTCTTTTTATTTCTGCAAATAATATACTTCTATTTCCACTATTTTGTAATTTACCTGTATTAGCATTAAATATTCTTAATATTTCCCAAGCATTATTTATATCTCTACGTTCTTCGCGCACTTTCTTTATTTCTTTTATTATTCTACAACATTCTGCTGCATTTAGATTATTATTTTCTATATAATGATATAAATCACTTAATCTACTATCTACATTACTTTGTTGATCATGTAT